TTCCGGAGAAATCGCCAACCTGGTTGCCTTCAGCGTCCACCACGACGTACTTGCCTGCGCCCTTGTGCTTCGCCTTGAAGGCGGCGACTGGCTGGGCAATCGGTAAGGCGACGGCGCCCAGGCTGCCGGTGGTCAGCACACCCGCGCCAGCTGCGTCCTCCTGCGAAATGGTCACCACCACCTCGCTTTCCGAGTCGTCCAGTTCGGCATAGCCCTTCTGGATCAACTGGCGCCCGTGCTGCTCGATGGTCTCGAAGGGAGTGCCCTCCACCAGCGTTTGCCCGCCCAGGTACAGAGGTTTCAGGGTTTTCAGCTTCATGAATGCCTCCAGGGGCCGCATTTTGTGCGGCCCTCACATCAGGTTACGGAGTGACCGGAGCGGCGAACTCACCGAAGATGAACGCTTCCGGACGCTTGACCGCCAGCGCAGCACGCTCTTCACAGCGGATCGAGATCAGGTTCTTCTCGAAGTCGTCGGCGTTTTCGGTCGAGATCACCACGTTGGCGTCTTCACGGTCGAACAGCTGAGCGCCAGTCTGAAATGCGCCGGTCAGGAACTTGCCTAGGAAGGCGGCGACCTCGGTGGCCACCACCGGCAAGCCCCACAGGACGGGGCCAGCCAGACCCAGCGGGTTGGCGAGGATGTAGCGACCCAGCGTGTCCTTGGTCAGTTCGATCTTGGCCCAGTCCATGAAGTGGAGGACATGACCGGAAGCCGGCAAACGCGCCAGCTGGGCCTGCAACATCGCCAGGCGGAGATCATCGATGCCCGACCGTTTCTCCACTTCGAATGCCGGGACGTATTTCGAGGCCTGAGGGACGATGCCGTGCAGGTGAACGCCAGTGCCGTCACCGAACAGGATCTCCTGCTCCTCGACGTACTTGAGGCCGTATCGCATTTCGACGTCGATGGTCGAACCCAACTGGGCGAAGTCGTCCAGGATCTGCTTGGAGGCCTTGAACATGTGGGCGATGGTCGACACCGCGGTGAGCTTCGACGCGAATTCGATGTTGGAGTATGGCTTGGCGGTGCCCTCGGCCACGACTTTGGCGGCGTTGGTGAAACCGGTCTGCTGCACCCAGAAGATCGCCGGGGCGGTGGTTCGACCCGGGGCGATCAGGTCGCGGATGAACAGGCGCTGCTTCGGCGCGGTGTCGATGCCGGGCAGGCGCTGAGGCTCGACGATCCCGGCGGGAACATCGGTGGACAGCAGGGCGGCGCTGACCGGAATGTTTACGCGCTTGCCGCCCTCGATGCTGGCCGCGAACTGTTTGAGCGCTTCGCTCTTGATCACCACGCCGCCGAGGCTGTCCTGGGTCTGCGGGGTGCCAGCCGAAGGCAGGCGCGCGAACTCCTGTTCGAGCTCGCCCAGCTGGGCCTTCAACTGCTTCTCGGCCTCGGTCAGGCTGTTGAACTTGGTGGCCAGCTCGTCGACGGCGTTTTTGGTTTCTTCGGAAAGGCTGCCGGCCTTCTTGGCCTCGGCCAGGGCATTTTCGGCCTGCTTGCTGAAATCGCTGGTGGCCTGCTTGAGCTCGTTGGAGACCTGCTTCAGCAGGTCGGCGGTATTGTCTGCCATGGGATCTTCTCCGGTTACTTGAGGGCTGCTGCCGAGAACCGCGACATGGCGGCCTGTAGATCGGCAAAATGGTTGGCCAGGTCGGCCTGGTTTTCGGCAGCGCTGCGCGTACCGGAGGGGGCAGCGCCAGGCGTACCCCCTTTGAGTTCTTGAATCAGGGCTCGGCGCTCAGAGCGAGGCATGCCCTGTTTGGCCAGGATCGTGTCCAGGCGTCGTGCCGCGACCTGCTGAGGCGCGCTGGCTTGCGGGTCTTCCTGTGCCGCATCCGATGGGAGGAGGCCGTCCGCGAATCCGGCCTCGACTGCCGAACTGCCGCCCATCCAAGTCTCTACGTCCATCAGGTTGCGCATCGCTGCGGCTTCATCGCCCGTCCTGACCGCGTAGATATCGGCCAGCGTTGCGTCGATCTGGTCGAGGAAGTCAGCGACTTCGGTGAAGTCGTTTCGGTCGCCAGCAGCGATGGTCCAGGCGTTGTGGATCATCATGAAGCCGGCTCGGGCGATCTGGATTTCATCGCCGGCCATGGCAATGAACGACGCGGCCGAGGCTGCCAAGCCGAGCACCTGGACGGTTACCTTGCCCTTGTGCTCGCGCAGCAGGTTGTAGATCGCCAGGCCCTCGAAGACATCGCCGCCTGGGCTGTTGATCTTCACGGTGATGTCTTTGTCGCCGATGCTGCGAAGTGCGGCGCTGACGCGCTTGGCGGTAACGCCCTCCCCCGTCCACCAGTCCATGCCGATCGGGTCGTACATGGTGATGGTGGTGGAGTCGTCACCGGCTGCAGCCTTGATAGCTGGATTCCAGCGCTCCATGGCCTTTGGCAGGAGATCGGATTCGACGCGCGCGTGCGGCCGCACCGCCGGCGCTGCCGGTAGTGTCTTGAGAGTCATGGGTTACTCCAGGTCAGGCCGCTTTGAGCAGCGGCATCGATATCAGCGCGTGGGCCATCATGGGGCCGTCCGGGTTTCCGGACTCCAGGGCCTGGGAAGCCAGTTCGACTGCCTTTTTGATGGCCTCTTGGTCGTCGTTGTTGCGTGCCGAGACCAGCCGAAGCATGAATGCCGAGGCAGCCGGCGAGACGCCTGCGCTCGGCTTCCCGAGCTGGTCCAATGGCACCAATGCGGATTGGACCGTGTACGTGTCTCCGCCCGGGATCGGTGGCAGGTTCTCCAGCCGGCGCACCTCGTTGCGCGACATCCAGCCGTTTTGCAGCGCCGTGTTGTACCAGGCCCCGCGACCGGCGCTGTCCGCTCGCAGCAGACCTTCTACCGCGAACTCCGCGAAGTAGTCGTCGGCATCGGGCTCGCCGATCAGGCAGCGAGTGATCTCCTGCTCGATGTTGACCAGTAGCGGCCGCAGGCTGTTGGTGAGGAAGTGCAGGTTTTGCGCCTCAACCGACGCAGCCCAGCTGGACTGTTTGTCCATGTGCCCGACCATGAAGGGCGGCACGCGGAACCAGCGGCACATTTCCTCGATCCCGAAAGACCTGGATTCCAGCATCTGCGCGGCCTCAGGGTTCATCGTGATGCCCTGGTACTTGAAGCCGGCCTCAGCCACCATGATCTTGCCGGCGTTCTTAGAACCCATGAACGCCTGCATGCTGGCCCGAAGCTGCTCGCGCTGCTGCGGCGTGATCTTGGCGTCGCTGCTCAGGATGCCCGACGCCTGCATGCCCTGTGCGAACACCTTCGCCGCGGCCTCCTCGATCGCCATCGCCGAGCCGAAGATCTCGCGCCCGGTGGTTACCGGAAGCATCCCGCACACCCCGTCCAGGCCAAAGCCGCGGATGTGCATCAGGTTCTTCTCGGGAATGTCGCGATCCACGCCATTCTCGTTGTAGGTGTACTTTAGGCGCCCGTTGTCCTGCCGCTTCACCCTCATGGACTGGGGCAGAAGCGGCACCAGGGCGATGATCCGGCTGCCGATCATCTTCTTCTCGACGAACGCATTGCCTCGAAGGCAGATGCTCGCCACCACCAGCAGCATGAAGCGCTGCGGGGTCATCTCGGCGTTCGGGATGCGGCAAAGCACGCGGAACAGCGGATGGTCTTTGGCGACCTCGCGTGATCCGTCGGGAAGGCGCCGAAAAAGCTTGAGCGGCAGCGTAGAGACGGACTCGGACAGCAGCCTTACGCATGCCCATACCGTGGACAACTGCATGGCCTTGTCGACCGATACGTGCTTTCCAGATGCAGAGCTGCCGAACCATTCTTGCCAAAATGCGCCGTCCTTCAGGCCGATCGGCACCCCGAGCCAGTTTTGCAGCGTAGCCTTCACCCGGCCCGGTTTCTTGTCGGCCATCAGATTCCTACCATGATCGGGTTATCAAAGAAGCCCTGGAGATCACCAGAGCCTTCCGGGTTCAGCGCCATCAGCGAAACAGCATCGAATGTCGACATCAGCGGATCGATCTTTGCCGAGCCGCTGGCCTGCTTGGTAATCGTGATGGCATTGCCTTGCGGAACGACACGGGCATTACCGACACACCAGTTCATCAGCGCGCTGCCGCAGTGGACCAGTTCGCCCCCAGCCACTTTGCGCTCGGTCGTCTTGATCGCGCCGTTGAGCTTCCAGCCCTGCGAGATGGCCACGATCTGCTCCATGGTGATCCCGCGCTCTTGGGTGGTCAGCTCGTCAACGATGTCGCCGATACCGGCCGAGTCCACACCGATTGCCAGCTTCTCCGGCAGCAGGCCGCGGTCCCTGATATCGCAGATGATGTCAGCCACCTGCTGGACGTCATCACCTGGTCGATCAACGACGGTCAGATCGCCCGCCTTCTCGAAGTCCCTCAGCGCACTGGCGATATCCTTCCGCCGTTCGAACACGATGTTGTGCGCCCAGGCGTGAGCCCAGTGGAGCCATTGGCGAGTGAGGGGCTCGCGACCGAGCACAGTCAGGCCGAGCAAGTCGTCAAGGCCGCCTCCGTCGATCCCCACCGTGACCACTTCAGAACGCTGCAGCAGGCTCTCCAGAGTCAGGCCAGCCTCGGCTCCAGCTTCCCAATGATCAGCGCCCGCCCAGCGGTCCGACCGCAGGTCCAGCCCAATCTCGACGTTGAGGTGTTTAGCCAAGAAGCCGCGAATTGCTCCCTCGCCCTCTGCCTGCGCCTCCTGATACTTCTGCTCGATCACCTCCTGATCGACAGAAAGCCCCCAATTGGGGTTGGTCACATGGGCGTTTGCCAGGTCACGATGTTCGTTCCGCTCGATCATCTCTTTCGGGAACTCGTAGATCACCGGCAGGAAGCGCCGGTCCTCGATCTCCCCGTCACGCACTTTGCGCGCGTAGTCCAGCTTGGCCTTGAAGGCGCCGGCCGGCGGCTCATCGGACTGGGTGGTGCAGTAGAAAACGAACCCCTCTGGACGTGACGCTAGGCCGCCAGTGGCCTCGACCAGCATCTTCGCCGACTTGGCCTGCTTGCCGAACTCCCAGAGCTCGTCGATGAACACACCAGTCGCTTTCTTGCCAGTGACAGTGGCCGAGTCGGCCGCCACCACCTTCAGGTTTGCCTTGTTCAGGTTGTCGGTGACGATCCGGTTGTATTCCTGCACATGGAACCTGGCCTGCAGGTCTTCGTCCGCATCGATCATGTCCCGGATCGGCTTGAACGCGTTGTCAGCCGCTTCCTTCGTCGGCGCCAGGATCAGGAACTCGCCAGAGGGCCGGGTGTTCAGGATCAGGGCCGTGAGCATGATGCCCGCGGCGATCGTCGACTTGCCGTTCTTCTTGCTGACCATCAGGAAGTAGTTGGTGATCAGCCTGCGGCCGGCGTCGGCGTCGTACGCGCCGAAGAGCGCGGCCACAACATCAAGCACCCAGCTGCGGCAGGTATCCCCCATCAGGGGGCTACCGTCGGCATCAACCATTCGAAGGTTGCAGAACACGTCGAGAGCATCTTCTGCCTGCTCGGGGAAGATGGGCTCCACCGGCACGAGTGCCTGGCCACGGACGATCCTGCTCTCCCAGTCGGGGCACGCGGTAGACCACTTCTTCATTTGACGGCCTTCAAGTGGCGCTCACGCAGCCCGAAGCGGTTGCCGCTAGCTCCCACCTTCGCCGCTTCTTCGAGCTTCTGTTCCTTTTTGCCCATGCCGGACTTCTTGCCGTGAAAGTACGGGAGCGCCGACTGGGCGGCGTTGCGCCGATCAAAGATCTTGGCCTGGGGATCGTTCATCAGCGCCAGTAACCAAACGAGCGGATCATCGGTGTTGGGTAGGTCAACCAGGTCGCCCGACTCGTCACCTGGCGGGTCGGCCTCGAAGGTCTCGCGCTCCGGCTCAGGCTTAACATTTCGGGGCGCCTTTAACTTTTCCAGGGCGGCAACAACGTCAGGGTCTTTGGCGAGCCGAGAACCTGCAGCCGAAGCGCTGCCCGCCGCGTAACCTGCGGCTTCCGCCGCTTCGCGATTCGAGGCTCCAGCAGCCTTGGACTCGACAAAACGGCGCTTTTTCGATGTTAACGCCATTAACAAAAACCTCTGAAACAGGGAAAAATTTCACGCGTGCGGGGGCAGGTGGTCTGGAAGCGAAAAGCCATGAACTCTCCACCCACCCCTCCCCTAGAATCGGGGAAGTGACGTGCTACAACCAGATGAAGCACGCCATTGACGTGCATCAACCGATCTGGCCGGCGGCCTCCTCGGCTGCCTTCACCACATCGTGACAATGCCGGCACAGGGTCTGCCAGTTGCTTCGGCTCCAGAACAGCTTCATGTCGCCCCTGTGCGGGACGATGTGGTCGACGACAGTACCTGCGGTCACCCGCCCCTCACGCTGGCAGTACACGCACAGCGGGTTGGCCTGGAGCCATTCGGCCCGCGCCACTTGCCACTTGTACCCATAGCCACGCTGTGCAGCTGTACCCTTCGCCGTTCGCCATGACTCCGGGTTGACCGTCGCCAGCCTTGATGGCTGCGCCTGCATCGGTGGCTTGAGGGACGTGAGCCTGGCCATCAGCGGCCACCGTGAACGGGCGTGCCATCCAGGTAGGCCAATGGCACGGCGTCAGGATCTACATCGTCACCGTCAGCCAGCGCTTCGATCAGCGCCAGGTTCTGGGTCGCGATCTGTTCGAGCAGGCTTGTCTGCTTCTGCTGCTGGTCCAGGATCTGCTGGAGTAAAGAGATTGCTTGCTCGTTCACGGGCCACCTTCATCCACTTGTTGATCCATTCGCGCCGGGCGGCGCATCCACTACAGGCCATTGCTCACCTCCTGTACCAGGTCAGCTGGTAGCACCGCGCATCGGCGGGTATCTCGGCGATGGGCCAGCGCAAGCAGCCCATGTACTTTCGCTCTGGCCGGGTGCGGCTCACACGCAGCGTCTGCACCAAATAGGCAGATCCGGCAGCAGTGGTTATGAAATCACTGACTGCAATGCCGTCGGCACCGTCGACATACAGCCTGCATGGTGTATAGGGTTGCTTGGCCATGTTCGATAAGCTCTCTCGCGCAATGAAATCGGCGCATCCGCGGGGACGTCGGAACGACCTTCCGCCCGGATGGTCGTAGCGGAAAGATCTGGAGAAACCGTGATGAAAGAAATCGAAGAGCTTATAGACAGGTGCGTTTTGTTAACCGAGAAGCTTGAAGGCTTACTGGAGGAGCATCCCGTGGCGTCCGGATCAGTTGTTTATCAAACTGCCGTTCGTGTCCTCACCATGCAGGTTAATCAGCTTCAGCAAGATGTAATTACCAAGGCAGCGCGCGGAGTCATCCACGAAAGGGATCAGCTTCAACCGGTCTTCGGTCGAGTGCTTCACTAATCTGGCTGAACGCATGATCAGCGTGCTCGCGCCACGAAACGGCGCATGTCTGATTTGTGGCGCGGCTACTGCGATACCCGGTTCAGCGCCTCATCAGCCTTGTCGGCTGCCTGGGTCGCGGTAGTGGCTGCCTTCGACGCCTTGGTCGCGGCGCTCTCGGCCTTTCTGGTCAGCTCGTCCAGACGCTTGTCACGTTCAGCCATTGCGGCGTCGTAGGCCTTCCGGATCTCGTCGACCTGGTGCGACTGAGTGCTGGCCATCGACCAATAAGCAGACTGCCAACCCAGAACTGCACCGCCTGCAATGAGCACCACAGCGATGACCCACACCTCTGCCCGTCGCCACCAGCGTCGAGCGATGAATTCCAAAGCGCATTTGTCCATCAGGCTGTACCTCCAAGCTGTGCACGCAGCCGGGAAATCTCTGCGCTCTGCGTGGTCACCTTCTCAGTGAGCTGGCCCACCTGACACGTGAGCGCTTCGATCTTTCCTTCCATCCGTCCAACTGCTGCTGCCAACTCGTTGCGCTCCTTGGCGAACTGATCGGCGCGGGCCTCGGCCAGCTTTCGGGCCTCTCGCTCGGAATCGAGCAGTTCATTAAGCCGGCGGACAGTGCCGATATCGGCATTGTCCATAGCGCGATCAGCAGCGTCCTTGGACAGGAAGCGGCGCACCCATAGCAATGCGCCCGTGACAACGATGCCACTACCGCCCAGCCAGGTGGCTGTGCCTGGGCCCAGGTCGGTCGGGTCCATTTGCTTGCTCCGTACGTGAGAATTGTGCTCCGGCGTTAAACCGGCCGGATGCTTGCCCCCGGAATCCCTAGGGGTTAAAAGGAATGTTGGCCGATCTGGCTTCGCTAGAAGGAACTAGTAAATGCCCGTCAGTAACATCTATGTGGTCGCTTATCACCTCCATGGAGAAGCTCGCGAATTCATCGTCCGCGCCGAGAGGATGGATAACGCTGAGGCCTGGCACTGGGCTGCCTGCGAAGCCGGCGTTGGAGTCATCCCTAAGTTCACTGCTTCGGATATCAGAAAAGTCTCTCGGCCTGCTGCTGAGCGCTTCGGCATAACTGACGTCCAATGGCGGAGGTCCGGCAACCTATGAAATACCGCATCGACTACAACCTCAAAGGCCATACCAGATTCTGGATATGCGATTGGTCTAGCACGCCGAACGAAGACAATGTGCTGACCGCTCTCCTCCGTCTGCATGTCCCCGCTGACCCCTTGTCTGAGGCGCGCGCGCCGTGCCGCTTATCAAATGATGATCTCCGCATTGCGGTCGCAGATTTGGGTATCTCGGATGTACGCATTGAGGGGGATGATTAGCTATGCCGGGGCACCCAGGCCGACGCTGGCCAGTACGCCGGTCACTGCGAGGGCGCCGGTACTTGGCTCGGCCATAGGTGGTGCTCCAGAAACAAAATGACCGTCGAACTGGCGAGCCCTTGGATACGTGAAAAGATGGCCCCGTGCTATCGTCGAGTTTCCACACAAGACGTTTCACGGAGCGAAAAACGATGAAGGTAACCCTCAAGTGCGCCAAGTGCGGCAGTGACAAGTTCGAGGTTCCGGCTAGGCCGAACAACAACTCGAAGGTCACCTGCGGCAAGTGCGGCGCTGTCGAGACTTACGGAAAGCTCATGAAGGCTGTGGGTGACAAGGTCACGAAAGACCTGGAGCGGCAGCTCGGGAAACTGTTCAAGTGACTTGAGCGTTTCGCCCAGAGGGCGCAGGAAGTCAGCGGCGCCCTCAACCTCAACGTCGAGCTGTAGCTTTTCCATACAGCCTCCAGATACGAAAAAGCCCCGGCAGATACCGAGGCTTGGAATGGGTGCGGAGGGCCGGTGCATACCCGGCTTGGTGGCCTGGATCGCTGGGTCACATACCCCAGACTCTCATCGCGTAGCCGATCAGGGAGCGCACGGCTTTGATCGACGCCACTACCGACTTAGCCCAGCTGCCTGAGCGTGTCATCCGCATAAAAAAGCCCGCACAGGGCGGGCAAAGAGGGATCGTGCTTTTTTAAATCTGGTGGCTGTAGAACAGCGAGTACGACTCGATACCGTCGTTGGGCTGCTTAATGCCAGCGTTGGAGTAGTGAATCGCTCGGATGCCAACCTTCTGCGTCTCGCCGATCTTCAAGCCCGCACCGATGCGGTCTTCGAAGTTGAAGGCCGAACCAAAGTCCTGGTCACCTGCGGAGGTACCAGAGAAGACCGCCAGGCCGATGCCAGCCTCAACGAATGGCTTCACGTTACCGCTGCCGAACTCGTAAACGAAAACTGGCGCAAAGGACAGCGAGTGAGCCCCACCTGAAGCATCGCCTGCTTCCCAGTAGGTGTAGCCAGCATCCCAATAACCGGTGAGACGGCCAGTACTGGATTCAAACCAGCTTTTGTCCCAGTTAAAGCCAATGCCGACGCGCGCTGTAAGACCACCTTGGCCTGTCGCGCCAAGCGCTCCGGATAGCTCAGCCGCTCCGGCGGACGCAGCGAAAAGGGAAAGCGCCACAACGGCGAGA